AGGTTATATTTTCTAAATCCTTATTTTTTGCTTTAGGATAAATTTCAGTTATTTTTTTGAAAACTTTTTTTAATTCCGGAGCTGACGTTTTCATTAATTGTTTATTCAGAGCTTTAACCGATCCAGGTACACCCTTAAAGACTCCATAAAACAAGGGTCCCAGAATAGCTCCCCCCGCAGATACCATTAAGGTATTCATTGCTCCCCTTTTGAATCCAGCATCCGCAAATTCAAGTTCTTTTCGATAGGGTTGAGATTCAATATTAACTATGGCTTCGGCAGAAAAACCTATCACAGCTTCCATAATAGCAATCTTTAAAAGATTACCTCCAATCGTATAAGGAAGTGAATATCCCATCGATAAAGGAATCGTTGCCAGCATTACTGGATCAGTAAAAGCTCCCCCGGCATAACCTATAAATTTTCCAGCTACACCCCAGCCGGTTGCTCGTTCTGAAATTTGATTTAAGTTATCGTAGGCATCGTGAGCTTCGGTTTTAATTTTTTTCTGTAACGCATCTGGATTATTCAGACTTGCATTAGTTAACCTTTCTTCAAAATTTTTATCATTCTTGGTTAGCTCTCCAACACTTTTCCAATACTTAAATGTTTTTTCTTCTGTGGATTCAAAGGATAAATCATCAGCGGAAAGAACAGACGCTCCCCCTTCATCAAAGGTAATAGGTTCCGTTAATAATAAAGGATTTTCAAGATTGGTATATCCCGATTCTTGCGCAATATTGATTGCCTCTCCGTAGGCATTAAATAAATTAGATTGTCTAGCGTGAGCCGCATCTGATTTTAAAAAAGCATTTAAGGCAGCCGCAGCGTTTTCTTTAAAATTTGTTCTTGCACCTTTCGCCCAGCTTGTTATTCCATTTGGCGATGTGGATATATCTGCATCGAAAAAAATTCCTGCCATTATAATCTCGCTCCTATATCATCCTTAATGTTGTTTAAATCTATAATTAATAAACCGCCATTATCATCCATTACAAATTCCGCATCAAAACTTTCGCTTGGATGTTCTCCCAAAGCAACAACATATTTTCCATCATCTACGCTTATAAAATATGGATCTGCATTTTTAAAAATATCAAATACTTTTCCTTTGTCATTCATCGCATAAGTATTGCCAGCTGCTTTAATTAAAAGATCCACATCAGTTTTTAACATTTCAACAATGTCATCAAATTTTCCACGCGGCATCCAGGAAGGAATATGAACCATTTTACCTTTATAACTATTTTCTATTCCGCCATAATCAGTATCAATAATACCATCTTTAGTATTTCCTCCAGCAGCCATTTGAATAGAAGAGATCCAAAGTTTTTTGTGAAAAACATCTACTGCTTTTCCTTCTTGGAGAATTTGACCCATATAGATATGTTTGGCAGTTTCAATAACAGCATTATAAGTTTGCTCATTATTTGGAAAAGCAGTTCTATATGAAGATAATGTAGAAATATAGCCGGCTTCTGTTTCTTTAACATTAAATTTAAGATTATTATTTTTAGACGCTAGATAACCTTTAATTGATAATTTAACTCCCAGATCATCTGCTCCATTCGTTAAAACTAATCCTCCCAAGTGAGCCAGGTACGGATTGTTTTTTGAAATTTCTTTAAAAACAATATCGCTATCTTCCTCGAATCCTTTAACCAGGGAAGTTGTTAAAGCAATGAGTTGACCTGGGTTAGTTACATTTTCAAATGTAGCTTGAATTACATCTAATTCATTGGTTGTTAAAAATTTTAATTTTGTTTTATAAAATCCGGAAACCGTACGAGCATCAGCACGTCTTGTTTTAATTGCTTCTAAAAAAGGTTCAATCTCTCCGGTGTTTAAAAAATTCTCGAATTGAATAGATTGAGTTGATATAATGCCTCGCTCATTAGCGATGCTAATAGGATCTTTATTTAACCCATCTTCCAACTTGGCTAAAAAGGCTTTCATATTAGTAACTTTGGTATAAGTCTCATTGTCAGTCCCTTTGCCGGTCATTTGACCTTTATTAATAATTCTTTCGCCGGCAGCAATAGCCGCTTTAATTTCCCCCATATCCATTGTGTTGAGCCTTGAATAAAGAGAAATATTATCTGCAATAGTTTTTAAATTGGCAATGGATTTTTTATCTTTTGTTTGAATGGCTATGTTTGTTGCTTGCGTTACTTCTTCTTCCGTAGGAAAAATAGCTTCTTTAGATTTTTCCAACATCACGCTAATACTAGCGCGATTTTCAAATTGTAAAGATGTATTTGATGTTTCAAAATGCGTCATCAGTTTTTGCACATCTCCAACCTCTAACCGTTTATCTTTTTTAGCCGCAGCTAACGCTGCATCTTGATCTCCAACACGCGCATTTTTATAACCATAGAAAGCTATATCCCGATGAGTATTTTTTATAACGGCATCTAATTTGTTTCCAAATATCTCTTTAGCTTTTGTAGATTCTAAAAAATACTTCAACTCATTTGCTGCTGCTTCACTTTCTAATTCTTTTCCATAAAGGATTTGTTTTTTCCAGACTTCAATTTTATCAAGATTTAAACTTCTGGTATGTGAAATAAAATTGGCTGTTGTTTGTGCTTTAATAGCATTGGCATCCGTAATATTTTGCTTGGTCATCCAGCTTTTAAATTTTCTTTGAGCCATCTTGCCGGATAAAGATCCATTGACAGTATCAAAAACAGCTTGCCAATTATCATTATAAAGTTTAAGCGCTTTATCGGGATCGTTCATTTGATTAGCCTCAACTTTAATTTGACCTAATCCAGAAAAGTTATCATTCCCGTTCATTACTTCTTTAGATTTTTCCAAAACTTCATTATCAGTTTTTCTGTCTAAATATTTGTAGTAAAGTTTTTCTCCCGATTTAACCATTCCCTTAAAGGATTTACCAATGGATGCTGCTTCCTCCATACTAACGAATGCTTTACTTTCTACATTGGAACTTACCGTAGTTGGTTCGAGTTGTGATTTATATAATTTGATTGCCATATTTTTTCTATCCAAACATTACTGCTGTTTCTAATAAACTTTGACCCGCTTCAAAGTAAGATCTTTTCTTCGCAACCCTACCTCTCCATCTTTGCATATCCGCTTCTGCCTGCATCATAATCGCTTCGTTGTGTTTTTGATCCCTGGCATTTTCAGCGTTGTAAGTCATAACATCCCTGTCGGTTTGTAATTCCAGTTCTTGTGAATAAAGAATTTCATCGGGAGTTCCTTCAAGGGTAACGCCGCTCTTTAAATAATAAACTTCCGTTCTGCCTTGGATTTGGTCAACAGTTTTGTCAAATTTGGGTAAGTTATAAGTATTATGAACAGACATAATCTGTTCAGCTTCTTGTTTTTTAATAAGGAGATTTCGCTCAATAATAGACGCATTATAGTTTGCTGCTGCCATTGCAGCATTGCCGGCAAATATATCTCCAAAAAAACTCATTTAAAAAATCCTCGCGTATCTATAATAATCTGATCCATCGGGTCCATAATGTTTCATTAATCCTTCGGGTTTAAAATCCATCCATTTTGCGAAACGAATGGCTATCTCACAATCAGCTTTAACAGAAGTTTGTAATCTTTTAAATGAATTATTTTTACACATCATCTCGGTGCGATGTTTAATTACCCGTGCGAACGTGATCGGATATTTTTTCATCTCCGCTGTGCCAAGTACCCACCCCTCGGCAACGCCATCCCAGAGAGGAAAGACCCCTCCTGCCGCAATCGGTATATTGTTGACAATACCCGTGAACGACATTCCAATTCTTTTTAAGAAATAAGCATATTTTTTATGCTCTGGTCTTAATTCTAAAAATCTACTGTTTAAGGGTTGACTTAAAATATATTCAGCGTGTTTATTTTCAAAAGGTACAATTTTAACCGACACTTTCTGTCTCCAATCTAGGATAAATTCCTAGTATAGTCATCGGTAAGGCTTGGGGTTGTTGAACATAAACCAACCCTTCGGTTCCATAATCAGAATCAAATTCAATAAATTTATCTCCGGTAAATAAAGGGATAGGTAAATTCATACTTGCTGAACTGTCTCTAAAATCAATCGCGGTTAAATCATCAATGCCGGGTCCAACGCTTGCTCCGACCGTATCGTGAAAACGAACTGATAAATCATAGACACGCTTGGTTTTGGTTTGAGTTGTTTCAGTATAGCCTTCATCCAGTCTCATTGTTTGTAGATCTGATGAATACAATAATCCAACTCTTGCCTCCTCGGATGCAGTAGCAATGGTAATAGCTCCGCTTGCAATCGTCTTATCAACTTGTGCAGCTCCATCTCCAACGACAGCAACCGTTTCGCCTTCCAGATGATCGAGACCCGTTATGCTGGTTGTTGCGTCTCCATCATAGCTTAATCCAGAATCTACATAATGAAAGGAAGTCAAGTCTCTACTGAAATCAAAGGGAGTAAAATATTCAACGTATCGTCTAACTGCTCCATTAATCCATCGTTTAACAATAACCCAGACTTGATCTTCGTCTGCATCGCCATTAATCACAGCTACACTTTCGACTATTGCGTGTTCTAAAATATTATCCGTTTGTTCTGAAGTATGAGCCGCAGTTAAATTAACGGGAGTTAGTAGATCTTCCTTGGCATAAAGTTGAAATTGGTTGTCATCCACTTTACCCACATTGTATTTTGTATTTTCTGATAATCCGGTAATAGATGTTCCGGTATTATCATAATAAACTTTATCTCCCGTTTTAAATCCGTGTGCCGAAGAATAAATTATATCGGTTTGAATATTAATTCCTTGATAGATATATTGAGTCGTGTCGGAACTAGGAGCGGAAGTAAAACTAATAGCTGTTCCCGCTGTGGCATTGGAAGAAGTCGTTGCAAGTTTGATGGTATTGCTATCCGATGCAATCGTATAGTAAAGATTTGAATTATTCAGTCCACCAATTAAATTGGAACCCGCATAATAATAAACGGGATCTCCCGTGGATAACCCGTGAGAAGAAAGCGTAATCGTATTATTCGTGGTATTGACAATGGTAGTATTGGAAGTAAAGCTGATTTGTTGCTGTATAATATTTTTTGTAGTATCAGACTTTCCTCCAAAAATATGTCGATGCCAGGCTACAACATTCTGCAATCGATTGTACGTCATACCGGCTAGCACTCCATCGGTTCTGACGCACCAGACTACTGAATACGGCTCCTGTTGGTAATCCATTTGAGTAATACCAGAGTCCGATATATGTTCCGATAAAATGGTCATATCTGGAGCTTGATAACCATCCGTGTCGAAATTATATGCTAGCTCTCTTATTTTTCTCTTCGCTCTCTGAAGAAAAATGGTGGCATTACCAATCGACAGCGCATCGACTCCTGCACTTCCATAACTAGATTGTTTTCTAATATTAATATTGGTTGGAGTAATAGCGTCTTGTGATGAACCCGAAGATACCGCATATTCTCCCCCTGTCGTCATTACAAGTAAAGTTCGTGTTGCCTTTAAAGATTTAATGACATTAACCTGGTTTGAAGCAATGGTATAAACCATAGCATCCGCAGCATTCGTTCCGGATGTCATATTTTCATAATCCCCAGACTTTGAAAAAAATAAAGTTTGAGGTTGATCGGATGTTGCTGCAAAAACTAATCGCTGTTCAAAAAAGGAAACGCTCGAAGGGTGTCCCGTGGTGTCTGAAAAGGAACCTAATGAAAACGCAGCTGTTGCATCTGTATTCGTGAATGCTTTTGTAATAGTACAAACAACTACTGTCGTATTGGTACGAGATGTAATTTTTGCTTCGCCACTATTAAATTTTAAAATTCTTCCAACGTCTGTTGTCGCCCAGCCAACACCACCATTAATTCCTGTTATGGCAGATGCTGTAATATTAACGCCAGTTCCAGTTCCAGAAGAGGCTGGGGTTAAAGTAGTAGCAGTTGTGTTAGCATCCATATAGGGACCGGTTTCTGCAAAATCGACTTCGGATATTGTCCAACTGGTATGACCAGTTCTTTCTAACTTTGAAACTTCGTGGGAATTGTGGCAGACATACATTGTGTCTGCGGATTGAGCAAATTTTAAGTCAAAAAGTTGCGCCGTGGTATAGCTGGTTGTGATCTGATAAATTTTATTTGCGGTTCCGGCTGATGAATAAGAGGTATAACCGGATGAATCAATGTCGTTTCCATCGACATCTTGCAGTTCAAAAGTATTGGTTGTTTTATCTGCAACTTTGAAAGTTTTATTATTAACCTGTGTCATACCAACAACGCTGGTAATAATAACAAAGTCTCCATTGGAATAGCCGTGAGAAGAAGAAGTTACAACGGCAGGATTGGCTTGGGTAATACCGGTTATGGTTTTATCGCCTTCTGTGATTTGACCATTATCTTTAAAAAATCTTATATATAAATTGCCAAATTCCAGAATATAAGTTTGGGTTGTTGAAAATTCAAAAGGAACGAGTCTTGTTTTTAAAGAACTTGTTTTAACTTCCGCAACGTGATACGTGCCTGGTCGTCTAGTTACGGGTCCGTGTGGCATAACCACAAAGTTTTCGCACCTAGTCATCCCATTAAAATATTTTGCGTAGTCTGTTCTGCCTTCCATACGTGGAGACAGCTCCCCAGCCGTAAAGCTAGGGACTGATAAAAGTTGTTTTCCCATATTTATTAAATTCTACTTTTGATAAAATCTTCCGTTACAATTTGATCTGTTGGAGCCACCGTTGGATCGGTATTATAACCTTCTCCAGCGTCAGTATGTCTTGCTTCGGATATTTTTGATAAGTATTTTTCGTGAAAAAGTTTAGCCATTTGAGGATTAGCAGTTATGGAATAAACCATATCCGCGGCTAACGCAGCTGAAATTGTTTCTCTTAATAAAACATCCATTTCGTTAGGATCGGTTACTTGTGAAATATAAATAAGTTTAACCGCCGATGAACTGATTAAAACTTTTCTTCCTTCAATTTTGTGATTGCTGTCGTAGGAATCGATACCCAAAACCCGCAGACAGTCGGCAGGTAAAGTAAATTGATAAGTAAATCCCCAATCGGGAGTAGCAGTATCAGCTGCTAAAGTTTGACGTTTAACTAAACAATTCCAGGGATGTGATCTGAATACTGCATCTCTTACAGTTGTATATCGTTCATTGCAAAGTCTGGCATTTTTTGAATTATCTGTTAGCGCGGTTATTGAACTTGCTCCTAATTGATTTAATGCCGAATTACAAATTTGAACGACTGATGCCATTTTATTCCTTTAAAATTTTTAAGTT